CTGGAATACGGCAAACATATCGTCATTCACTACCATAATATCCGGCGTACCATCCATCAGTTTCAAAGTCTGGCGAATATAGTACAGGAACGATTTCCAGTTCTTTTCAATAGCTTCAGCGGAAGACATATCCAGCACTGCTTTCAGCGTATGATCTGTCTTCGTTCCTTTGATCGCCTTATTCAGACCGTCAAAAGATTTTGCATCTGTTGCGCTGTCGCCATTTACAAACCAGTCGTTAAACAATGCCCGTACTGCTTTGATCTTCTGGTCCATCTGGAATACCAGCTGATTGGTTACCACCTGTTTTTCATTATTGATCAATACACGGTCCAGATCGAAAGCCCCACCAAAGACTTTCAGGTTCGTAGTGATCTGCTCCGTTTTTGCCACATCTTTCGTAGCATATTCTTTATTGATCTCCCTTCCTTCTGCTGTCGGATAGGTTGATACCCTGTTATATACATATGTCAGAGAATTTCCTCCCTGGGGTTTTACGCAATCATCAAATACCATGGCATCCATCAAAGGGGATTTTCGGAATTCGTCGATCACGTGGTTGGTAAGCTTGCTCTGAGAGAGTTTCTTTGCATCATCTAAGGTAAACTGTGCCATTTTTCATCATCCTTTCTATTCTCTGTATAACGCTGCGGTAATTTCATCTTCCAGACTCTTTTCCGTCTTTGCGCCTTTTCCCTTCTGCCGCTGTCCCCAGCTTCCTTTCTCACCGCTGTCTTCGCCTTTAAACTGAGGATATTTCTCCAACACTTTTTCAATGGCATCTTCAAAATCCAACTCTTCATCATCCTCCATATAGGACTTTGCAAGGGCAGTCACGTCTTTTACGGAATCTTTCGGTACACCCGCTTCATAACAGGCAAGCCGCATCGTCAGTTTCTGGTTACGGTTCCGTTCCTTCTTCAGTTCTTCCTTATCTGCTCCTTCACCGTCTTCCGTTTTTTCTTTTTTATCTTCTTCCTGTTTTTCCTGTTCCCTCTGAGAACGCTGCCACTTTCTTTTTTCTCTGGCAAGGCGTTTTTCCACGGTGGCGTCTACTTCTGCTTGCGTGTATTTTTTCTCAGATTCCCCGTCTTCGTCCGGATCTTCTCCGTCCGGGTCGTCACCCCCAGCGCTTTCCTCCTGGTTGCCGTCTCCACCGGTGCCTCCTGCACCGCCATCATCCGCCGCAAAGAATGGTTGTCTGATGTAAGGGTTATTCATGATTTTATACATAGGTTTTCTCCTCCGTTTTAAGCCCGTACGGCTATGTATTCCGGATGCCAACCCGTATTCAATGGCATAAAAATAAGACACATACCCCCGTGTCTTAAAGGGAGATACGCTGGATCACCTTCTTTCTTTAAAAATTGAAATTTAAAACCACTGTCTCGATCTGGACAGTGGTTCTAGTTTCCTTCAAAATCAATCTTTCCTATTCTTTTTTTCAACGGCTCTCCATCGATCATCCAATGTTCCAACATATCTTCTATGTTGTTATAAAGATCGGAATCTTTATCAAAGGTAATCTCTGTATGGTCTTTTCCATATTCTCCGCATATGCAGGAATTGTTTCCCTGTAAAATGTAATATTCTTTTCCTTTATATCGAAAAGAAACATCATTCACAAGAACAAGCTCTATAAAATCTTTTTTCGTCATAAGATATCCTTATTCTCCTCCCTGTCTTTTCCTGTCAATTCTACTGTCTCCCGGCTTTTTAATGTACCATTTTCCTTCCATACATACTTATGTTTATGTTCTCCATTTTTTCCATAGGGATGATTTTTTAAGTTTCCATGAGGTCCCGTATGGATCTGCTTATACATCTTTCCTTCTTCATCATAGAAAGTACGATTTATCTGCTCCGTATCACCTTTCTTCTCCGACGTTTCTATAATTGCATTCTTCTTATAGGTTTTCGGAGTAGAAACATGATCCCTTTTCTTCCAATCATCCGTAACTTTTACAGTTCCATCCTCATTATACTGTACAGCACCATATTTATCAACGCGCTTTTTCGCTGCCACTGCCTTCGCACTCACACTGCGTTCAAATCCAACAACCTGTTCCCGATCCCTTCTGCGGACCAGACTGTTATTTTTTTCCAGGTACTGAGTAAGCTGCATTTCTTTCTCTTTTAACTTTACTGCTGCCTTTTCAAAAGCTTCCTCCTCCCCCGCTTTATCGTACAAAGAGCATAACCGTTTCTGTTTCCGGATTTCCCTTTCCATGCTCCTCTGGGTCTGCATTTTCTTATACAGCTTATCATTTTCTTCCAGGTCTTTCGTAGGCCGGTACCGCTGTCTTGACACTCCCGGAATAAAGGGGGCACCGTGATGCCCGCAATTAATACCAAACAGTCCATCCGGTTCTCCATACGAGGATTCTTTTAATGGATAAAAAGGGATCTGTTTTCCATGAAGATCTGTCGTAGTCCCGCGGTTATTATTTCGATCAAAGATTTTCCCCTGATCTTTTGCGCATTTTGGACGGGCTCCGGGATGTTCGCTCACCTGAACCAAAGACAATCCCCGATCTTCCATTCTGGCAAACATTGCTTCCGTGGCTGTATTCCCTGCTGTTGCCCGCAGGGTCATTGCCACATATGCTTCCGGAGTCCATTCCCTCCCGCGCTTATCCACAAATGCTGGAATCCCTTTTTCATTAAACTCCTTGATCGTGTCCCGGATTGCCTGCTGCCGGGATTCTGCCCCGATGATCTGGGCAGTCGCATGTTTCCCTAAGATATCCAAAAACTCCTGCTTATTGGCAATCTCTTCTGCTTTTTCTGCTGTCTGCTGCACCAGTCTCGTATAAGCGTCCCTTGCCATATACAGCATAGTGGTATTACAGACATTCAAAGAATCCAATGCCTGTTTTTGAATTGCCTGGACTGCTGCTTTTACGTTTTTACTCTTTTTCGCAGGTATCGTCTGATCCAAAATCCCTTTCCTTTCGATTTCATACAGATCTGGTTCAACCCTCTCCATAACAAGGTCTGCGACCTCTTCCAGCATACGCTCTACTGCGGTCCTGCTCAATCCTGCTGTTTTCGCGATGATTTTCATGTTTTCCCGGTTCAGTTTTCCAATTTCCGCCAGTTTCTGCATCAGCCATGTATCACTGTCAATCAGCTGGTCATAGTTCGTTACATGCCGGATGATATTCTGCATGAGCAGCGTTTC